GTGGGTGCTGATCTTGATGTGAGTGTTGTTCCTGTTTGAGTTCCTGCTGTGGCCAAGGTGTTGACCAGGCTGGCCCATTGTGTTGCTGAGACTGTATTGGACACCGCAGTTACGTTTGTTATTGCTGTTTGCCCCCAACCTTTGTCTGTAGCGCCAACACCCCAGATATCATTTAAATTAGCACCAGCAGTGCCGCCATTGGCCGTGGGTCCAACAAAACCATTGTAGTCTGCCGCTTGTATTAAACCTGCGCTTGAATATGTCATTTTTTGTTCCTAATTAGTTCTTGATGGTCACAATTGCTTCAATTGTACCCGATCCTGGGGTGGCCTTGTCAACTAGACTTCGTCCAATCACATTGAATGATGTAGCCTCACCAGGTTGGGCCGCTCTTGCAATACCTGCCCCTGCTGAAACCAATCTGTCGCCTTTGTGTACCACCCCTGTTACTTTAACTGGGACACGTCCGGTCATTGCAACTGGAGGATGTGTGTCGTTTTCGCCGGCACCACCATTCATCAAGTATGCCGCTCTAGTACTTATCACACCAAATACGTTTTCGCTTAATTCTGTGAGCGATCGGGTAATTTCTTTAATGCCACCCAGTTCAACCACTGTACCTGCTTCTAGCACTTCATCTGCGGCAAAGCGTTCTGCAACGTCAGCATAAAGTGCTGTAGTTGCCTGTGCAAATACTTGGTTAAAGTAACCGCTTGAACTTCCAATATTTCCGACTGCGTTTGCATTGGTATTAACAATATTGCCAACTCTGATGGTACCCGTTGATACGTTTAAATTGCCACCGGTTACGTTACCGGTTGCTGAAATCAAGCCACCTGTTAAGATATTGCCACCGGTAATGTTACCGGCCGTAGTAACAGTTGTTGTTGCTGATATCAATCCACCTGTTAATATATTGCCGCCAGTTACATTGCCACTGGCTGACACAGTAGTGCCATTGGATGTCACAATGTATGCAGTCTGAAAATACCCACTTGGGCTACCAATATTTCCTACTGCATTTGTGCCACCTTTGGTAATGCTTTGCACATTGGCTACGTTGGCATATACTGTGGTTGTGTCAATTACCACCACGTTGGCAGTTCCGCCAATGTTGATTGTTGCGCTGCCGCCGGACCCGGTAAACTGTACGTTTGAAGTTCCGTTTTCAATTTTGGCAGCACTGGCTGCCGCGCTGATACCACTTAGTGTGGAACCGTTACCATAGATGTAATTTCCAGTGATGTTGCCAGAAGCACTAACTACGCCTGTAACGTATTCACCAGTTGAAGCAAACACAGCCACATTTGATGTGCCATTAACACTTACCGTTATGTTGGCGCCTGACGAGGCAATATTTACATTTGATGTGCCGTTGTTGATGTTGGCAACTGATGTAATAATACCTGACAAGAAATAACCATTACCGTTGATATAATTACCGGTTACGTTACCGGTTGCTGAAATCAAGCCACCTGTTAAGATATTGCCACCGGTAATGTTACCGGTTGTGCTAACTGCGCCGCCTGCTGGGGGGATTACGTTACCAATAAAGTTTGCGCCGGTCACGTTACCCGTTGCTGACACTTGTCCAGCAGTTAAAATATTGCCGCCAGTGATATTGCCGGTTACATTTCCGTACCCACTGATATTGGCACCGGTAGTAGTAAAGATGGCTCGTGTTGAGCCATTTGTGGTCACAACCAAATTGCCGGCGCTAACAAGGTTACCAGCCATGTTGGTGCCGGTGGCATTGCTAAATGTAACGCCTTTGTAGACTGTGGGGAATAGTGACGAGACAGGTGCGGCTGCACTGAAGTCAGCGTCGCTACTGAAAATAGCAACTCTCACGCTGTTAGAATACAGTGTAGTAACATAGTGTGGCGTGGCCGAGGTATCGTTAATTGTTTCTGGGATGGCACCTGTTGTGCCTTGACTGCTGGAATAGGCCGGGCCAACCACAATAAAACTACTACCAGTATAAACTTTAACCTGTTGGTTTGTGGTATCATACCACAAGTCACCAGTTACGTTTGATGTTGGTTGTGAAGAACTAGCAGTTGAAAACGAGACTGTTTTAAATATTGAACCGTTGTAAACTTTTAGTAAACTATTGGTTTTATCCCACCAAATTTGTCCGGTTAATGGTGCGGTTGGGGCGGTGGTGTTTGAAAAGTTTTCCAGCATCTGGATAAAGTTTTCATCTAAAAATTCACCATAACCAGCATAATTTTTACCCACCAAGGTCACACTACTGGTTTGATTATATGTGCCATCTGATATGGTAGCAAAAACTGTGCCGTCTGTAAGATTAATTGTATATGCCATGTCGGTTACCTGTTCCTATATTTATACAGCATTGATGTTGCTTAGGGTCTGTATTCTAAGCGTGTAATCGATTTGAATCTGTCGATTCAAACTCTTTTGCACCGGGTGAAAGATTACATGCGTGATCAAGCGCAGGTTATCAGCAGACCCGTTCCATGTTTTGAGTCCCAGTTCATCAAATACGTATTCACCGTTATAATTGGTAGAATTATCAAATGCCTGCTGTTCAGCCGGCTCGCCGTAGTCCAACAAACAAGTCACTAGAATATCAGTATACGCATTTCCGGTTGTGTGCAACACCGTCATTTTGTTGTTTTCTGGATCTGTATCTGCGGCAGAATTGTCGTCTACCACTTTTTGATAGGTTTGATTGTAAAGTGATGCACTTTGTCCTGTGGTATTTGGGGGCAAATATGTTATAACGCCCGTAGGATCTACGCTACTGCCACCGTTGCCAAACGCCATTTGATAGATATAGCCCAGGTTACGATCTGACAGACTTTGGGCCATTGCTACACTGATATTTTCATAGTGGATAGCGTTATGATCATCATAGAATATTTCACCGCTTGCGGGGTCATGAATTTTGACATGCCCAGTGATTTTTGCCAGTCCTGGAGTTATCATGCTCGTCCCTCCACATAAGTTTTTTGAGTTGTTGGATCAAATACTCTAAAATGCCCTTGCACATTAACGGTACCGGTTTCGTTGGGTTTGCGAGGCTTTTCCTCTTTTTTGGGCTCAACTGTGTAATTTTGCTGTATATTTGACATGGTCTTTTATTTACCTTGTTTAAGTGCCACGCAAGAACCTTGCGGCTTGCGTTTCGGTATCTTGTAGTGCAACACCATTGCTGGCTGTGCCATCGCCGGGTGCGTACCAAGTAACTCCTTGACGCACTAGAATTGTAACTTCAGATCCAGCGGCTGGTGCTATATCAAACTCCACTGCTAATGGATCAAAATCAGTTATAAACCAACGATACGTACTGTCAGCAGTAGTATCGCTAACTATGTACTGGCGTATTCCGCCTACATAGACTTCAATTGAGTCGGTTTCGACTGTGGAGTCTGCAAAGTCAGCAAATTCAATGCTGGGTGCGTAGAATATTGTGGTACTAGCATCACCCATGCTAGAGTCACTTACAATATAATCTTGGAACTGGGTGGGTAGTAAATTGCCACGACCCATATCGTATACATCAGCACCGGCGCTATGATCAGCCGCTCCAGTGCCTGCTGTGCCACGCATGAGTCCCAAAATAGTGTTTGCTACAGTATCGCGCTCACGATACATGATACGTTCGCCATCGATTGTAACTATACCAAAAATTCCAGCGGCCAAATCAGGATCGCTTAAGGCCTGTGCATTTGTCACATAAGCAATATTTGCAGTACTTGACAAATCTTGTGCCAGTGTGGTAGTTGTGGCTTCGGTAATTCTATAAGTGGCTTGTACGCCACGCATGTCTTGAAATATGCGGAATGCCATTGCTTCTGGTACCACGCTGTTGGTAAATGCTTCAACAACTAAAACGTCGCTGATGCCAATTACCCCGCTGGCCAGTATCAAGTAATCACCACTTACAGTATAATTCACGCCTTCAAATAGCCTGTAACCGTTTAATGTAACCCAAAGTCTGCTGGCACTGTTTATACTTCTTTCTAGATAAAAGTCGTTTACGTATATTGTGGTTCCTGCAGAATAGTCAAATGATCCGGGAGCATTATTTGCGGTATCTGGATATGAATAATTAGTTTCATCGTAACCTTCTGACACAGTCACACTATCTGTTACCGGGCCGTTAAACACCAAAGTCAAAGGCCATAGTTGGGCGGTATCGTTCCAAGTAGTCACTGCAAATAAATCATCCAAGACCACTGCAGATGATATTTGTAATTGGTTGGCAATAACTCTATATCCGGCCGCAGTGCTTACGGCAATTAAAATTCTTGCACCGCTAGTGGGAGGAGTTGTAAACACCACCTGGCGGCCTGGGGTATTACTACCAGTCCAGGCAGTCACGCTGTAGTTACCTGTGGTAGGGCCGACACTTTGTGTTTGTAAAATATTATCTATCCATACTGTTATGTCTGTAGGAGCATAGATGGTTGATTGGCTGTATCCACCGCGTTGTGGCAATCCAAAACTCACGCTAGAATCGTCACCAATCCATTCAATACCTTCCGGTGGCTGTAGTCTTAATCCGTTGCGTGTTACCACAAGGTTAGCAGGGTTGGTACCTTGAACACTGTTGGTCAGATAGATAATTCGGTTAGTCACAAGATCACTATCAGCCACTTGATATTGCACTTGTGGTGTACTCCATGAGTACACGGTACTTGCTTGTCCTGTTCCTGATCCAATTCCGGTGGCTGTGAAAGTAATGCCTAGTGTGTTTGACGCGGCACCAATTGAGGTCCAGTTGGTTGAGCCAACTGCGGTAATAGTGTATGACTTGCCAATAACAAAGTTGCCAGCATCAATTGTACAAGTTCCAAATACCACCATGGCAATACCATCTGTGGCGCCATAGTCAGTTCCAAAATCTACTAGACTTTGTGCGGTTGGCACAAATTCAAACCAATACAGCACATTAGCAATGCTCACGCCAACTGGTACATCTTGTAGTGCTCTGTAGTAACTACCGCCATTGTTGACAATATCTAGTTTGTTGTAAGTGTTTAATATGTTCCAGTTAGTGCTGTCAACATATGGAGTCCAAGTTACGCTGTCAACATTGGTGCCGTTTACAAATACTGCAATGCTGGTAATTTCTGTTGATCCTACTGGAACCACTACTGTTTCGCCAAGTTCGCTGCCAATGTAGTTGGCACGATACAACTGACTGCCGCCACCCAATTCAAACACATTGATCTGGAATTGATCTGCAAGATTTACTGCTGGTGGAGTCATTATCAATGTAACTGTTTGATTTACCCAATCAATAGTATAATTTGTGCCAAGTGCAAGATCACCGCCGGTGGTAATATTACTAACCAGCACTTGCACTGGATGCTCAGTTATGCCAGCCCAACTATATGCAGTTTCAAGTGTTGGATCATATGTGTAACGAACACTGCTCCACTGGAATCCATGTCCATCTCTATTCCAATCTGCGCCCGGGCGTGTGTAAACACGGAAGTCTAGTGTGTCAAATTCTGCGCCATTGACCAATTCTTCCGGAGCATGGCCTTCGTAGAGTCCAATAAACTGGCCACCTTCTACGTTGATATCTGTGGGTAATGTTCCTAGTGTAACATCTGTAAATTCGCTAGAATAGTTAGTATCTACTGCCAACGGATTGTTCAAGAAATAATCACCGTACACTTGTACACCAGGATAGCCAACTCCGTCAATTAATAATGGTAGTTCAAGACCAGGTTGATTAACCCCAGGCACATAATATCCCATGGTGCGATCAACACCAGTTAGTGTTCTAGCCGGGACCAAGGTCCAATCTTCAAGATTAAATGTCGGACCTACAATTGGTGCACCTGAAGAATCTGCAGGAGTTGCAATCCATACACGATTTTCATATCGTACCAACATGCCAGACAAGTAAGTTCCACTCGGACGCCAAGTTAATATATCACTGAAATATTGGAAACGATCATATTTGATCACAGTGCGGAAACTACGCACAAGATCATTGGTCATTCGAGCATAGGCACGAGCCGCAACACCATTGCCGCCATCAAATGTAATTGTAGGTGTTTGGCTGTATCCTGACCCTGAGTTAGTAACATTTACTGCCACCACCCGGCCTAAACTGCTAATTACTGCGGTGGCTTCTGCCGGCGTCAATGCATCGCCAGTGATTATAACCACTGGTGGTTCAGTATACTCTGAACCACCGTCAATAATTTCCACACTATCTAACACTAACAAATAGTTACTGTACCACTGATTGTATGGCCATGCAGACCAGACTGGACTAGTTGCTGGCAAATCGCTTTGTTCATTAGTTGTTGAATTAAATGCTGTGCCATGATCATATGGCAGCAAAATTGGACTTGTAAATTCAGGCACATCAAGCGATGTATTATAATATGCCGGCAAATCAAAGTCAGTTAAGTCACCAAAGAATTCGTCGAATCCATTGTACTTCAAGTTGAATTCACGAACACTGACATGGTATGGCTTGACCTCTTGAATATAGTCGCTGACAAATTCTTGATTATCAACAACATAATTTTGGTAAGGGATCAACTGACGAATTCTATGGTCTACATCAATTAAACTGGTCTTGACCAACCATTCAGGCGCAGAGAATTCGCTTAATACAAAATTAAACATCAACACCAAGGCTTTGTTACGTTGGATTGCCAAATCATCAATTAGTAATTCTTCGTTGATGGCTTGAATAATTTTTCTAGTTTCGATCACCGGTTCTTGGTCGAAGTACTGTGCATCAAATACTTCAACGTCAAATCCAAAACGGCCTACTGCATAGTCCCAAAGTTCTACAGAAAATTCAATAGTTCCGTCTTGCAATGCCACACGATCCCAACCTAGAACGGTTTTTAAATATATTTCAAATTTACCTTGTGCATTAGCAGTGACTTTAACACTACTTCCAACAGTCACCGTGAGGGTGGACAATGCTGAGTAAGTAGATACCTCTGCTACAACTTTAGTGCTGGAATTGTATCCTGGGAGATACCAGTTAATATAACTCCAGTAGTCTGGTGTATTGTATCCTTGTACCCGAGTCAATTTCAACACTCTTGTGCCGGGAGCGGTGTCACTTTCGACAACTGTATAAATTGTCCACAGACCGCGTTGACTGCTGTCAGTGGTCACAAGATATTTGTATCCTAGTGGGATAGAACCGCTTGGGTTGGACCAGAATGGCGTTTGAAATCCTAATATTTCTAAGTTGGCCACTTGCAGATTCCAGTTGGTTACTGTAACCCCATTTACAATTTCAGTCTGCGATGGAATTGGTTCATTGCTGTTGAGCAAAGTAAAACTTCTACTTTCGCTAATAGGGTATTGTGCCAGTACTGCGTTTACACGTTTCAAGTAATTTTTCAGCGCCGCAAAACGATCCACGAACATTGATTGGCGTGGACGGAATTGTACTCCATAACGTTCTGCAGGACCAAGATTAGGGTCTGGCACTTTGTTACCAAATGTATCTACTCCGCAGAAACTATCCTGTAACTTACGGTATAGACCGTCGCTCAAGAATCCATCAGCACGATCTTGTGGAATCAACTCATATTCAACGTGTACATTATCGTTGGTGTATTCGCGGTCGTACTCAATACTGATAACAGTATCACTAGCAGAAATATAGTCAGCACTGTTGTATAATGCAATTGTACTGGCATTGATTGGTGCCATGTAAGGAATGCCGCTGGCCTTGGGATCAGCAATATAAGATGCAACTGTGCTTGCTGGCAATGTTTTGCCCAATTGAGTCGCGGTGACTGTGATACCACGCACCCAAAAATAGTAATAAGTAGCAAAGGTTCCATCTTGTGAAAGATTTGTATTGATGGTGTAAGATGCTGTGTTTAATGGAATTCCTTCTCCAGCATAAGATGCAGGAGGGGTTGTACTTTGTACCCATTGATATACGTCAACTTCGCTGCCTGGGAATAATTGTGCCCAACGTCGACTGGCATACACAATCGAATCTTGATTGGGATTAATAAATCTTACTGTGCTAATATCCCACCAAATTTCTCCCACATGGTCAGCAAACCATGTGGTGCCTGTGATGTTTGTAGGGCCTGTATTATATGCGGCAGGATCTACTGCACCAATGTAATCAATATTGGCACGTGACGCACCTAGTATCTTGCCTTGTAGTGGATTGATAAAGTCCAAGAACTCTGTTCGAGCACTGGTTATTCTATCGTACAGAAATACACTATTCAACAGTCGAATATCAACTGTGGGTTGTTGTATTTGTACTACAGACCATGCAGGTGAGTCTGAAGGGTTTTCAAACACAAACACAGCGCCAAAGTTTGCGTCACTGTCGCCTGAATCATTCTTGGGGGCACCTATCATCAACACTCCGGAGGTGTAGTTCACTGCGGCCCCAAATGTGTCGTATGGCCCTATTTGACTATTGTTAACCTGTTGTCCAAATACAAATTTACCAGGGTTGGTTATGGTCAATGAACTGCTGGGCAAATAATCAAATGTGTAAATTGCACCGCTTTGTACAACTACTGAGAAGAATGTGGTACTACCAGCATCAAATATTGTGGTGCCATCATCAAATACAGTTTCAAGATATATTGTACCTTGTGGTGCACCAACAACCAAGTTCACCGCTGAATCGTTGATGCTGATAGCACTACCAAATGCCGCGTACTGTACAGGGTACGGACTGATAATTGTTTGAGTCCAGGCAAAAGTTTCAAATCCCAAGTCAGTAAATGTTGTGCCCACTGTGCCTGGTGCTACCTGTACCTTGTTAAATGGAGCAGATGCCGCAGAATTTTTAACACTAATTGTGAGATAACCAGTGGTGCTAACTGTGGCCAATATGTTTGGTACCGTGGTGTTAATTGCACTGGCCAAACTTGTTAATGTTGCGGCAACCGGAACTTCAACGTCCTGGTTGTTGATTCTAATTGTGTTGCCAGCAGTGAGTGAGGGATTGGCCACGGTGGCAGTGATAATGCCATAGATACGACTTTGATTTACAAAACGCTCAACTACACCACCTTTAAATATTTGTTGACTGCTTTGTGGTTCTCCCACATATAGGCTACAATTGTTGGCGCAGATGTCTACCGCTTGACCAAAGTTGCTGAATTCTGCAATCACATGCTGATCAACTTGTTGTACTTGCTGGAATTGATTGGTTTCAATTTCAACAATATCACCAATTTGCAGATCGCCAAGAATTGTGACAGTATCTCCAGATATAGTAAAGGAATCAGTTTCATTAATTACGCCGTTGGTTTGGTTGATGTAAAATTGATTGTTAACAATTACACTTACTGGCGCAGGTGGGGTGCCGCCTAGCACTGTGAAACTCACACTAGAAGGATCTGTACCATAGATGAATTTTTGTACGTTTCGATCAAATATATAAACCGTACCTGCTTCGACTTCGCCATCAATTGTACGATCAGGTGTGCCAATTAAAACTTGTCGGCCGTCTGTGGTACAAGAAACTGAATGTCCAAATCTGTCCCCAGCGGTTAACCCGCCTGTGACCATGCTAGAATCAATTGTGTCTACATATTCAAAGTAACCTTTTGCACTAACCACAATAATGTCTGACACAATATAAGACCCAGTAAATGTTATTGTAGTTCCAGCAAATGTGTAATCGATGTTGGGGCGCAGTAATACTTCGTTGACTTTGATGCTAAACGAATATATGTTTGTGGCTGTAAACAATCCGACTCTACGACCGTCGGCATTGATATCGTTGTTGAGATTGTAAGTGGTTGCAGTATAGGGAATTTGGAAACTGTTGTAACGTGCAAATTCAATCAAGGTCGATGCCAATGCCGTACCCGTCCCAGATCCTACTCCAGTGGCAATAAATTCAACTCCTACTGTATTTGAACTGGCGCCAATGGCAACAAAGTCAGTGGTTCCGACACTTAGAATTGTATATGTTTGTCCTGATATAAAACTTCCAGCAGTGGCCACGCCTGGATTGTTTGTCAAGTTAACTGTGCTAAAATCAGAATTCACAGTATAATCAACATCAACTGTTTGCACCTGACCGTTTAGTGTTACTTTGAGTTGATATTTGTTATTGATTTGTATGGTGTTGTTGATATTAAATGATTGGGTTGAACCATTAGCAGTAGTTCTGATAATTTGTTCTTGCCAATCAACATATCCATAGGCGTGTACGCTGTTCAGTCCTGGTGCCCCAATGTACATCCAACGTTCGTCTAGGCTCATGGCCACACTATAACCAAACTCACCAGCGCCTGGAGTGGTTGATGTAGTTGTGCCTGGTTGTGTGAGCAACTGCCACTGGCCATATGGAATAGATCCAGGTACACCTAACACTGGGTCACGATAGATTACGCAAACATATCCGTTATCGGGTTCACTATTTGGTCCTAAACTGGCACTGGCACCAGCCACTGCCCATGTTTGATTACCAAAATCCACAGCATTACCATAGCCGCGTACCCCTGTGCCATCTAATGTTAAGATTGCATCGCCTGTGCCTAGCGGACTCACTGGTGTATATTGGTCACTGTAACTCTTGACATACACATACACCGCACCTTTAGCGGTACCACTACTAAAACCATATCGTGGACTGCCTACCAAGGCGGCAATTTTATTTCTGGCCTGTGTTACACTGGCACCGTATTGTTCCCCGGCATCAAGCAACACTGGATTCAATGCAATAATGCTTGAAAATACATTATTTTTTTGCAATACTTCCCAAAGTCCAGCACCGTTGTCATCTACCCAAACTTTGGCGCCAGGCAAAATATTCAAAGCATATGGCAAGGTGTCAACATCGCTGGCCTGAGACACTCGCATGGTTTGCAGAGTAAATCCAATTCCTGTGCCGTTGGCCACTGAACGGTTGCTGGTGAATGCAAATGCAATGTTTACCGTGTCAAGAGCCGGCACACTGAGTACTTGGTACACACCGTTTATTTCAGTGTCAAAGAATTTAATAATTAATTTGTCACCAACTACCAAGTTGTGATGATCATTAAAAATCACACGGCTGGTGCCATTCAAGTTGTCACAAACGTGTTGGATCTGGCCTGGTACTGCTTGAGCACGATAAATGCCCCAGTCATAGTCGTTGATCTTGGCAACCCAGATACTTGTACCTACTTCAATTTTATCTATATTGGCTGCTAGACTGGCTGTGTTTGTGATATCAAATACTGTGATATCGGTGTCATCAAGACTGACATATCCTGCTGAAGGTAAGCCAGCATCTGTAGGCAATTCAGTTGTGGTAGGAAGAATCTCAGTGCTGGTAAGGTTATAACTTGAGCGCCAGACATCTGTTAAGAAAATAGTTTGATCTGCTTCACTTGTTTGTTGTGGTACTACAACTTGTACTAGGCTAGGGTTGCTACTCAACAATGCACGATTTAATCTCAATTCAAAGAAACTACGGTTGGCATTGGCACCGTACACCGCACGTTGCACCGCCCAGTTTTCATAAATTGAATAGTCAGCGGCTTCCTTGCCCAGGTTAGCGGCCTTGAACAATTCGGCAGCCAGTATAGTGCCTTTAGTTCCTAGGAATTGTCGATACACATTAACTTGGCTAACGTCATCTAAGTTCAATGCGGCTAGATATTGACGTGGTTTGAATCCAATTAATCCATATGATAATAAATCATTGTCTGTTTCGATATTGGCAGTATTAATATTGTAACTATTGGCCAACTGATCGGCTTTGTTTGCCAAGTTTGGTAACAGACCAAGTTCAATTTGGCTGTAATTACTTTGTGTCCATGTGTTGAAGTCAAATTTTGCACTAGGTTGAACAATAGTTAGGGCTTGCCAATACACATTTTTATATTTGACAATTTCTCCTTTAGGGTAAGTTTTTAGTCCAGTCCATTCCTGTACGTTATCTTGATTCAAGATAAAACCAGGAGTATCCACACTTCCGTTCCAATCGCTAGTGGTCACTGCTACTAAAGTTAATCTATTTTGTCTTGCGCCAGTTACAGGATTGTAAATTAAATCTCCAAACACACTCTTGTTGTTTAACACTATCATGTGTTCAAAGTTAGTAAATCTCAAGTTCACATAACTAATAGTTTGTGTAGTTAATGGTTCTATAGTAAAAGTGTTACCTAGACGAACTACATTTAGCGAACGTGTTGGTATTTCGTTTGAGTTTTGATCCAGCAACAAGTTTTCAGTAGTTTCAGTTACAATACCATCAACCACCGCACCAGGGCGTGTGACTGTTAATCCTCCGGCCAGAGGATTCAAGTTGATAATAGCATTTGTTCCCCAGCCTTGTTGGCTCCAGTACAAAAACTCGTTGACCATTCTTGACCAGTCTAGAGTATACCCATCGGCTCTGTCAGTAAATGTTAGTCCTTGATTTTCTAACAGTTTGCCATAACTTAACAAGAAGTCGCTTACCGCAGTTTCATTAACAAATACAAAGCCATATGGTACTTGAGTTACATTGGTTGAATAGAATGTTGGTACCCGTACAGTAATGCCGCCCGAACTGTATTCTTGTAGTTTGCCCACGGCTTGACTTTGTAATATTTCAAAGTACGGTTGTGAGGTTCCGTAGCCAAATACTGCATAACCGCCACCATCGACTTTTTGTATTGCGACACTACTATATTTGATTTGATCAAATGGCTGATTTTTATACAATAAAATGTTGTAACTTTCATCGGGAATTGTCAACGTAGTGTTTGTGCTGTTGGGACTGGACTTTTCAGTAATCAACTTGATATATTGTTTGTCTGAGTAACTGGCCATGCGATAGCAAAGTCTAACATCCAGGGCCGCAAGATCGGCAGTCAACAAGTCAGTTGAATTGATCCCAGTTTGTCTATTATAATCCACAATCCAGTTGATGTAACTGGCTTTGCTAGTACCATTACCATATACTTCAACACCGTTGGCATCTAATCTGTAGCGACCATTGTAAAGATATTGATTGTAGTCAGTATCAAATTTATACAAATCTCTATCGGCAAATAGTGCAAAGAATTCTGCCGGGCGAGTGACCGCCAACACATGCATCACCGAAAATGGATACGCAGAACTATTCCACCAAGAGGCTTCAACCGGGCCACCGTCGCCAATGACCCAACTCTTTTGGTATCTAGTACTAATGTTTTGATTGAATGGTACTCCACCTACCACGCTGTCTTGCGGGCTCAATAATTCGCCTTCGCTGCCTGTGGGGATTACAGAAGTTAAACCTGATCTTGCATACTTAGGTTTGTAATAAGGCGCAACAGGATCTGCCACAAGGCCAGCGGCTAAGTCGTCCCACAACACCAGGTTGTCTGCGGTATATGGTGCTGGACCATAACGATCCTCCCACCAGGTTGGTTCAACAGTGAGTCCCAACATTTCCCAAGGTGTATAACTGGGTTGTTGTGTGTCGTAAAAATATCGATAGATACCGCGCCAGGCACCTAACAAATTCTCATTGTTGAGTCGATTAGTAGTGCCACTATAATTCCACGTAAATTCATTAGTAGCACTAAATGTTTGAGATTTATAATCTAACTTGTTCCAACCACAGTAACTTAATAAATCTGTGGCAAAAATTGTATTAATTTCTTCAAAGGTATAACCAGTGTCACGGAATTGACCAGGTAACACATTTTCAATTGTGAGAGGTACTGGATTGCCATCTTGTTTGATGTTGCTGTAAATTCTAGTTTCAAATTCCAATAAAACCTGGTCACGAATATCTCCAAACACCGGAGTCTCACTGCCATCGTGTCCAATAATAAACTCGCCTGTGCCATTACTGGTCACAAGAGTGGTAATTTCAGGTTGCCAAGTAGGATACAATCCCATCTTGCTAGGAGTATTAGGCACAAAATTTCCATAAGTGGCAGCATATTCATTGATGGTAACTGTGTCGCCAATGGCAAGTGTAACCCCAATGGTGAGTCTTGGTCCATTGGTGGCCACAACATAATCTCGATCGCGAGTTAGAATAACATCATTTAGATATACACAAAGTCCAAGATAGTTTGCTGAGGTGTAATTGTAAACTTGTACAGTATCGAATGTGTCACGAGTGGTTGGTCCCACCGTATAGGTATTACTATAAGAAGTAACTCCCTGGGGAATCATGTCGCTCCAATAGAACGGTTGGGTATCTAATTTTCCTAATGTAATATCTGCTATGGCTTGATCAAGAATAGTAGCCGTGGTTTTAAATGCAATATTGTTTTGAGTCAACACAGCATCTAACATTTGTGCTTTGAATTTAATATACTCACGACCATTGTATTGTAATGACGCAAATATATTGTAACTAGGACTACGCATGAAATAACCGGCTAGAGTCAGCGGGCTACTTTGTTGTAAAATTTCTAATCCATAAGGAATAATATTGCCAAGGTCACGACTGTTATTTGAACCGTTAATGGGTCCAGTCAAGTCTAATAAGTTTTCACAAATACTTTCATAATGAGTACGTATGGTACCTAAAGTAAATGCCGGACTATTTGCATTAAGCGGGTTGCTTTGCAGATTGTTCGGCACTTGATAAAATCCCACGCTACTGGTTTGGTCGCTGAGTGCCAACACTTCAATAACATCTGTGGGCAAGTAAGTATTGGTCAACGTAATAATTGTGCTATCTGTTCCAACAGTATAGGTGTACATACTAGGTTCAATAAAAACGCTACCAACATAAATTTTTATCACAGGCACTGCAATTGATGTTTGTGAGTTCACTGCAATGTCAAGTTTGAGTGGTTGTCCTGTGTAGGTAAATTTAAATTGTTGATAAATTTGTTGTTCAACCACAGCAGTTTGCCAGCCTATCAATTTATGATAGGTCACACGATCTTCATACTCTCTTGCGGCGCCTGAACTGATAGGAGTGGTGGTACTGACATTATCTATAGTATAGGTAAAGGTATCAACATACAAGTTGTTGTCAAACACAATATCGCCAACGTTGTTGATGTTTAGATACTGTAATGGAAATTGCAACACCGGATCAAGAATAGTAGTATCGCCCACGGCGTAACTGAATAACTTTGAGCCTGTGAAGTCGCTGGATTGGTATTTTACTCGGTTGCCAAAACTCACACCGTCTACATCGTATATGTTGAATAACGGTGCTTGTTGAACTGCTGTTTTTTGCTGTGCTTGAGTCCAGGTGGTACCATCAAACCAAAATGTTTTTCCAGCATAGGTACTGCCATTCAAGCATACTGTACACTCATCAAGTTGAACCGCGCCATCTATGGCTTCTGTCAACACAATAATTGGTTGTGCAATTAACGGTGGTACAGTATCTGGAATTGCAAAACTCACAACATAGATTTTATCGCGCACACTTAAATCTATATCTGCGGCAAATATAACTCGAGAGCCTTCAACCAATGTATATCCATCAGTAGTATAGCCGGTAGAACCTTCTACATTTGAAAGTGCATCAGTTTCAGTAAAGTCAATGATATCAACTGGTGCTTTGCCCTGAGTGCCCATGTTCCAAAGACGAATGTCGGGACGGAACTGTATGATTGGTCGTTTGGCTCGAAAATTGTTGTCAAGATTTACATTGGTGTTGTTGTATTTGGCCGTGTCATTGAGTACGCTGATATGAAACCAACGATTACTTCTGGACCATGCATTTAAATCTTGACTGGCACGACTAATTGTTAGATAATCCAATTCTGTTGGTTCTATAGAAATAGTGCTGTCGTTGTAATCAGTTACATACGTTTCTGGTATAACAAAATTTTCAACAGGTAGCAACTCAATGGCTGTACCAACGCCACTCACATAATATTCGTGATTGCTAATGGCAATTGAATTCATGGTGCCTGTACCTGATTGCAAAGTTACTGCTGGACCGTTGGGTACTGCACTTACTGTAAACTTGATACCGTTGGCCGCAATTGATCTCACATAGTAAGTTGTTCCGGCTTCTAGTCCGCCTAGAGTTGGGGTTAAAAATACAACCTCTTGTCCCACATACAAATGCACAGCATCGTAATAGGTGATATAGTTTGTGCCGGCCTCTGTGGCAGTACATTGAAAACTGCTGGTTCCTGATTTGTATCTAGCCGGGATTATATCGCCAGTGAATCTTACTTTAAGACCATTTGAAAATGTCACGCCATTGGGACTTGTATATGTTGGTTGACCAATAATAGTATCAACATCAAGTACGCTACTATTTCCTGGATCAATTAAAACAATACGTCCAAAAATTTCTGAGTTTGTTCCAGATTGGTAGTACAATGTATCTTGTACTGCGCTTAATAGTGGAATACTGCGAATAACTCCGGCTGGGTCTTTGTACCATTGGGTATTGCTGTAAACTGTGCCGTAACTGGTAGTCCACTTTTCCAAACTATTGATAGTAGATAATTCTGATAATTGCAGATAAATTACATCACCAACTGTGACATAAATTATTTGATATTTTTGTGTGAGTGCAGGATTATTAATAAAAACCAATGTGCGATTATTCAAATTGGTTGTTCCATCAATTCCACCAGTTGCAACAATAAAATCAAGTAAAGGTTGCCCATTGATATCATCATAGGCCAATTCGGTCACTAGATCAATTGTACCAATACTGGTTAAAGTTTCATAATAAAAACTTTGTGCTGTTTTAAGTGGTGCATTAAAAAATACTGTGCCAGACGTTTCTCCATTGTTGGTCACGCCATAAACATCTCTACTGCTGATGTTTGGAGTTGCTGGTATCTGCCCCGAAATACCAGGAGCAGACTGTATCCAAAATTCATCAGTGACTTGGAAAGTATAACTTCCGCCACGTACTAATTCAATTACAGGATTGTTACCAATAACTCCTGAAAAATTATAAGCATTACTGCTGGTTGTCACTACAAAATTATCAGTGGTAGCAATTCCAGTGGCCGCAACATCTACTACATCAGGGCCACCAGGCACCCAGTAATACTGGCTGAAATTTATAAATGTATCAAAATCAACAAACGGATCCCAAGTATAATACTCACTTGAATAAAGTCTGTCTGGACGGTTACTATTGCCGCCTTGAAAGCCCACGGCATCATTTAGACCTGGGTAGGTAATGGCATTTTTAATAGTGTTAGTATCAGGCACAAGACTGACCACACCCGGTTCTAATTGATATTCGGCTCGAGTTTTTGTAGGTTCAACCACATACTTGTCGTTGGGATTTATACCTGGTCCCACTGTGCGGCCAATGAAGCCTTGAGTTTTTCTAAAGTTGGGTTCCTGGATCAGTTGATCAAGTGTGGCGGCCAAAAATTGCTTGTTGGCATCAGTTTGAAAAATCTCAGGAAGAAAATCTACGCTACGTGTGTTGGCCATCAAACTACTCCGCTACCTGGTGCGGTACGCAAGTTGGTACTGGTCAATGCTTCAATCACTTCAATGTTGTTGATTGTTGCACCATTTACAAATATTTCGTTTGGTGCTGAACGGATCTCATACAAGTCGCCAAAATACTTTTGACTGTTTAGTGGCACTAGCACCACTGAACTAATAATTGTTCCGAGTTCTCTATGCAAATAAGCCGCAAGTTCTGAGAAGTAGAATGTATCTCCAAAGTTCCATTTGTCAATTGAAAAGTATGTGTTCATTGAAGCAACCACACTACTCTTGATTTCGCTGGTGCTGGCTGTGGATCCTTGCGCACGAATCACTTTGATCGTGGCACGTAATTCTTGAGAGGCCTTTTGACCGAACAAGGGTTTGAATACAACTGAATTCAAAATAATGTTGTCGCTGATCATTTTGTAATTTTGTAAACCTTGGTACTCCGTTGATAATTGGTCAATGGTCGGTACTTCAGGTTCGGGAACAGTTCCTGTGGTATCGCGAATCCAGTTTTGATAAGCAGTATAATAACTCAATGTCACAACGTATAGGTCAATGATGTTGGTTGTACCTGGATCGATACGTGTGGTAAGTGGAGCGTTGTGGCGATATTGATAATACAACGCCTGGCGACCGGTACGTGCAATCCATTCGTTAGTGACATCTATCAATGTTCTTGCTCCTGTAACACTAATAGACAATTGGTAGAATGCTAGATCAGTATAAGCATAGAAAACTTGTCCTGGTGTCCAGGCAGTTTTTTGCAATTCAATTTCATCGTATGTGCCGTAATCACTTACAACTATGTTAGGCTCTACTAACAGATATCGTTGTAGGTTATCAAAGTCCACTGTTTTTTGCAGGTAAACATATTTTTGTGTAGGGTTGACATTGGGTGCTACAATTTCATTGAAGAAATCTGGATTGTCAGGCACGCCGTCATTGTCGCTATCACGATAACCCACTAGAACCTGGAAGTCATCAACATATCCATCACTTTCAACTGGTTGTCCAGTAATAGTCATTGTAATATCACCGGGCAAATGATCTGTTGAATCAGGACGGGTATTAACTGCCAGCACATTAATAAAATCTTTGATCACTGTGCCTGTGCGGCTGTCATAAATCTGACCATTGGAATAATAGAAAAAGCGTGTTTGTAGTACTGATCCAAAGTAATATGCTAGGCCACGGAAGGTGGTTGTGTAATTTTGATTTTGCACAACAAATTGTATCAGCCAAGATGCATCTAGATTTGTGCCTGATGTGTTGCCAGCATAAGTTTGACTCCAGGTAGAATCTTGTGCTAGATTGGTGCTGGTAATTAGATACCATGAATATGGGGTACCAGTAATATCACCATTGTTATCGTATCCCAGGCCAAAATTACGATTCAACAAAATTTGTTCGGTAATACTTTGTTCTACAGATACAGGTAAGTCAGTAACAAATAATGGAATAATTGTGTCAACTAATGCGCCTGTGGGTATAAAATTATTAAGTGCAACCGGACCTGCTCCTGAAGGTAGATTACCAAGGCCGTTGTTGTATCCTGAGCCTACAATGCTAATGGGACTTGCCCAAATTTCCAGTTTCTGATCTGCTGAAGTTGGCGTGCCTTGTTGTAGTTTATTGTTACGATCAAAATAGTAACCCACAGGAGGTACAAATTTAATTAAACTGCCCACTGCCACATACTTGAACGCTGTGGTTGTAGTTGACCCTACTGGGATTGGAGATCCAGTTGGCCAGGTGGTTGAATAAATTGCATTTTTAAAATAGCCAGTGGTCTCGTTGGCTAGTGTGGTACTTTGAGTCCAACTTGCTCCTGTTACCCATGTAGTAGCACCATATGTGGGTAATGTGGTGGCAGTGACTCTGGGAAAGTTTTCGTAATAAAACTGTCGCATGGTAGTTTGTGCAATAGCCGGTTGAACTTGATTGCCAACAAAATCAGCGATTTCATTACGGTTGGTCCACGAAAGCAAAATAGTGGGAAGAATATTTTGTTCCCACAAGCCACCATCGCTGCCAAAAGTGTTTGTGCTAGAATATTTGCCTGTATTGTCAACTAAGTCAAGATAACGACTTGTACCAATGCTGGCACGATTCAGTGCCTTGCTTTTCACAATTGAATTGTACTGTGTGTATGGAAAGAGATTATAGTCTTCGCCATTGACCATGCGATCTTGTGTGTAGTAACGTGCAGGGGCACGTTGCTTGATAGCATCTATTGTTTCACGTGCCTGACTGTTGCTGACAGGTTGAGTAATGCCGCAAGTGAATGTAAGCGTTTCAAGATTGCCTGCACGACTGATATAACTGATTGGAATAGTTACCGCCTGCATCTCTGCAGGATTAATAATGTATTGCAAACCATTTGATGCGCGAACATACGCACGGAATGTACCCACTGGAATTTCTGAAAACACCCCATCACCAAACACCATGGTAATTTGATCATTTGTTCTTGAAGTAACAGTATAGATGGGGCGCAGGTCTGTAGCCACTTGTTCTGCGCCAGCGGAATAAATGTTTTCAGTATATGCCCATTCGCGATTGATATTACCCACATTGTCTAGTTGGAACAACCAACGGTCTTCGTTGTTGATCCCTTCAATGTTGATGTTGACTGTGCGATTACTAACTTTTTCACTCAAGTTAAAGTCTTGATTTTGTAGTACGCCTTGCTTGAACATAAAGAAATAGCCAGTATTGGCTGACTGGAAGCCTAAACTGTCGTTACGAAATAGAACATTAAATGGTACATTGGCTTGAGGAGGAGGCTCATACAAATAAGTTTTGCCTGCTGATGTAGATGTCATGGCTTCAAATGGCATGCTTACCCCATCCACTGTGGCTGTGTACGGCACCACCGGCAAGTACCCTGGCACTAGATTCATGCCATACTCACTGGTAACTACGCCTAGTATGGTTTGTTTATTGCCGGGACGACCAATTTTTTGGGTGTCAACTAGACTGGCATTGATAATTGCGGTGAACTGTTCTTGCCAGTCTGGATTGGTTTGATCGGCCCAGTTCACAGTAACATTAGAAAGATTTACACCTTGATAATCTACAACATTTTCTGTGGTGTTAACTGAAAATACTTTGAGTAAACCTTGTGCGGCAATGTTTCGTTTGGCTGTGTAACTGACCAAGTTTGCTAAACGAACTACTGAGTCACGACGTTCTGCCGTGTCCATGTAGTTTTCGCGAGTGTTTAAATCTGTACGGAACGCAAGTGCTTGCCCCATGAACGCAATAACGTCTAATAGAGCAATGTATTCTGACGATTCAATGTAGTCATTGAATGTTTCTGGATAGTACAAACGCAGGTAATCAACAAAACTTTTGCGCAGAGTTTCAAAGTCATAACTTTGAAAGTCGGCTTCGCGATAGGTTTGATAGATTTGTTTCCAATCCTGTACACCAAATATCGCCGTTTGTCTAGTTGTTTTTGCCATTATACTGAGCCTCTATTGTTTATTTATGGATTTCAAAAACCGCTCAGTTTATACATAACTCGCCGAACGTTGTTGTAAATCAAAGAAAATACTTAAACGTTGGGCATTGTCACTTGGTATTACCTGCAATTCAATTTCAAGTAGTATGCCATTTTCTTGTGGATATACTTGTGTGTCGCTGATGTAGATCCGTGGATCGCCGCCAGCCACACGCTGAACCTCTGTTACTATACTGTTTTGTAATTCTTCTAATTGGTTTTCAAACAAGAAGTCCCATAACACAGTACCATAAGCAGGACGGCCAGGTAGTTGACCTTGACGTATGTTAAAAGCGTTCAAGAGATCGCGTTTGATCAAGGCAAAGTCCGTGAGAGTGAACTTTTTGTATTGTTTTTGTGTGTTGAATCCAATGAATGTTTGTGCCATATGGTATTTATGGGTGCTTATTCGCCCTCTCCGCGCCCTTCGATCTTGGACTGCAATGCATATAATCTTTCTTTCTGTGAAGATGAGAATGCGGCAGCGGCTTGAATTTTTTGGGTTATGGAATTTATACTAAAATCAGATGCTTTGACTGTGGCTTGTCCTTCAGCATTTAAAGAATTATAAATGTCAACTAACTCTAAGGCTTTGGGAAGACCATTGATGTTATAATTGTTGCGTATTGCATCACATTCAGCGTTGAGTGCGCTGTACTGCGCCTGTGTGATAGTCTGTTGATTTTCCAAAGTTGCAAATTTTGGATTTAACGCCTGTAGTTTCTGCAAGTTGGGATTTAACCAATCATTAAGAAAGATTGTTGCTTTGGCTATGTAATCTTGTGCCGATGCTGAACTAATCTTGGCAACATAACTAGGAACAGGTATTTTTGGATCACCAACGACTCTGGTGCTGGCCGCATCCAGGGTAGCACGATTCACTGTGTCTGACTTGGGCACAGGAATATCTTGTTCTTTAAATGCTGTGGGTATCTTGGTGTTAACCAAGTTAACCGCAAATGCACCGTCACGAACAGCACTCGAAAAGGACGCTTGTACTGCACCTGTGGCGTCACCCGGAATAGGTAATCCTTTGGCAAATGCTTCGGCGTTAGGCAGGCTTTTTGCCGCATTCAATGCCATGCCAGCAATACCTTGACTGGATAAGTTTTGTACTGGTACGCCCACTGCGCCCAGACCTGCCACACCTTTGGTCATAAGATCTTGTTGTATAAGACTTTGTTTGGTATCATTACCCAGTAGGTCAGTTACACTTTTGATTCCATCTTTACCAGTCCAAGCGGCTGGACTTTTGACCACACTTGAAAGTAAACTTCCAGCAGATGCTACCAATGCACTGGTTCCTGGTTTGACATATCCTGCTGTTTCTAATTGACTCACGCTGAATCCAAATGATCCAACTCCTTTGTCATTGCTAAACATATTTGATGCTTGTCCTGTTAAATTTTTTGCCTGTGCCAATACACCATTGACTTCTGGTACACCCATCGGGCCAATGCCACTTACCGCACCGTCGCCAGTAACACTGCTGGCAACCTTTGTGAAGTCAGCAGTGTTGATAGGATTGCTTATAGGAAAACTGCTAATTGTCTTATTGATAATTTGTATAGATGATACCGCAGTTGATCCTTGTATCACTGCCGCACTGACCAATGGATTACCTGCCCCCAAGGCGCCAGGAATAGAAGAAAGAGATCCAGTAGCCGCCGATACTGCAGGACCTATTGCCGCAGTTAAACCTGCGGCGGTGCTGGCCAACGATCCGCCTAACGCTCCGCCAGCACCGCCTAGAGAAGTACTAATTGATCCTAACGGTGCAACACTACCTACACTGCCAAGAGCGCCTGCTAGTCCGCTCTGTGTTTGTTGAAGCGCACCTTGTGCGCCTGCAAGACCGTCGGCCGCTTGTGAGGCCGCAGAGAGACTATCGCCTGGTTTGAATCCCACTAGTGCGCCAGTTGAATCTTGTTTTTTAAAGATTGCTTCAGCCTGATCTCTAGTAAGGCTTTCGGGACCTTTTATACTAAATGGTTTGCCATCACTATTGGTAAATGAGAATTCAGCCATGTTATTTTGCCTGTATTTCTATGCCAGGAGGTACTGGCTCTGCACCTGGTGGTGGGCTAGGTTTGCCTTCTTCAAATGCAATTTCAACATCCACACCTTTGTTATGATACGGATAAGGTTCATGTGTGGGCGCACGACTTACTATGCTTTCAAGTGCCCCAGGATCAACAACCCAGCCCTTGCTTGTGTCCCATTTTGTATCATCTAGCAATGTTGTTGTCAATGGTTGCGGGTTGGTTACTGTGCCGGCCGCTGGCCCGTTGAGATCAATACCTCCTGCTTGTAAGGCCAATGCAGATCCTGCACCCCACGAACCTGATGCGCTGTTTAGCGTAAGTGTGCCATCTGCTTTGACACCAATTGTGTTTTTACTATACAAAGTAATATCTTCTTGTGCTTGAATACTCAAAAATGTATCAGTTTCTAACTGCATGTCTTGTTTGCTTTTTACTTTAAAATATCGCCCAGCAAACATATTGATGTCACGGTCTGCATGAAAATTAATATCACCTTTGGTGCGCACGTTTACACTGTTTGTGGCATACACATCTACTGTGCCTTCTACTCCAAACTCTAACCAAGTTTGGCCATTAGCATGAATAATATAGAAAAAGTTTCCAGTGTCGCTCATGGTAATTTGATGACCGCTACTGGTACGTAATCTAAGCAGAGCATTGTTACCTTCAAGATCTCCGTCATCCATCACAAGACTGTGCCCACCGACTCGTCCAATTACTTTTGCATCGCCAGATTTGAGGGCGCCTTCATTTAATTTGTTTCTAATGTCATTGGGCTTCATGCCGCCTGAGTATATAGGGATACCAGGTGTACTAACACCAAATACTGCGCTTGGACTTTCACGTTGGCTGCTAGAGTTAATTGTGCCACGTTCGTTGTCAGTAATTAATCCTTGTTGAAGCAACGCTTGCGCCACAACACTTTGTACAGGTTTTATACCATCAAAGAATCGTGGACTGTTGAAAAGATCTATATTATTGGTATTAATTTCTGTGACAGGTAACTGAGTTGCGTCAGCAAAATATGTCTCTTGGTTTTTATTTTGTACTTTTGCTTGTGACTTGATCACTGAGCCCAGGGCCGGAACCATGCGACCTAGTCCTTGATCAGGTATAGTACCAATGTAATAGCCTTGGCTGCGGTCGCCATTGACAAAAACACACATTACAGTAACTCCCACATCTGGTGGTGTGAACCACATGCCGTAACTGTTCTGGTTTCCGGGATAAGATCCAATGTTCTTTGAGTTGGCTGTGCCTTGCAGTGGGGTTGATCCATAGAAAGAAGGCATATAACTTACCGTGGTCCATGTGGCTTCGTCTTGCATGTTTTGATCAGTCCCTGCCGCAAATGCATCAATGTATACTCGCAGGCGGCCGGCACGTGTGGGGTCTACCGTGCTCATAACTATGCCAGCAAATGGACCAAACTCTGCGGGCACTCCGCCGCGGTCTAATTTGTAATTACTGGAACGCCCTTTACTGCGTTGTACACTTTCTGCCATGTATTAACCTCCGTCTGTAGCAATATCTTGATTGCTGGGATTTGTTGAACTAGTTGGATTGTCTCCTCCAGGCGGTATGCCTTCTTCTAGTTGTGCTGTTTGCGTTTGTGTTAATCCAGTCTGCCCTGCACCTACTCCGGGTAATCTAGGTGGTCCAGCATTAATATTTGCTGTGACAGTAACAGGATTGCCGGCTCCGTCTGTAGCAGGTGTGGGTGGACTGGCTGTTCTTATGTTGATGCCTTCATTCTGTGGCAATATATCGGCATTGACTCCGGCATTGCTGGACGAAAGTCGAGTGGTAGGTTGTTGCCCAGATGCTTGTTGTGCGCCTAGTATGCCTGCAGACGAGGCATTTTGTCGATTGAGTCTTGCTGTTTCGGCGTCAGTTTGATTGGCATCAGTTTGATTTCCTAGCCTTGATGTGATAGACGACCCGCTGCCTGGCGCTCTCTGTGCCGCGGCCAATTGTGCCTGAGTTAGTTTGCCTTGAGTGCCAACCGTGCGTCCTTGGTCTAGTGCATCGCTAGTCACAGCACCAGCACCAGCATTCACAGTGTTTTGTTTGTTGGGCAACGGGAATTGATACAATGTGCCTTCAACGGTTTGATAAAATGCACCTTGTCTAAATTCACTAATAATTTTAACAGCCTGATATACTCGGCTTTGTATAGGTTCTCTTGCTTTGTTAGCACGGCCACTATAGCCGCCACCATAGGGGTCTGCCACACCGGTGTTGAGATCATAATCTTCAGGACGTTGCCACACTATTTCAAACAACACATCACCTGTTTCGAAACTGATACTGCCATCTTCGCCAAACCCTGTGATGTCTGCCACCTGACTTTCACCTACTTTGATTTCTTTGAACAAACTGCCTTGTTGTATCCAATCAGGGTCACCAAGAATTTTTACTTTTGCATTGGCTAGGTCGCCGGGACTGAACAAATAATCAGCCGCATTGGCAGCGGTTTCGTTGAGTCTAGTGTCTGCTGATCCTTGTGTGCTTTGTCCGCTGGTTACTGCATAGTTGTATTTGGCAATGTCTCGCAGGCTTGACGTTGCGGCTTCGCGTATTTTTGCTGCCGCACTATTTTTAGGATCGCTACCACTCACAGTGATGCTATACAATGCATTCATGGTTTCTTGATATTCTACTACCGCAGTATTTTTTCCTGTAAACCAGTAAGGATAACTCTTGTGTACTCCGGCAAATCTACTGGGTGGAAAATACTTGCTGTTGAAGTTTTGCAATCTATAAGGTTTGATAGTGTATGTGATATCAAATGCATGATCATTACGCTTGGGATCAATTCCCCCGGGGCGAGGTACTGCATTCATAATGATGTTAAACCAGGTCATGGGAGAATTACGTTTATCAGGATTGGGAATCTGATATCCGTCGCTGTCTTGTCTTACAAGTGCTTGGCCCAGGATATAACTACTGTTACGAATAGCAAGTTCAATGGCTTGTGTTATCATTTGTCCAGCGGTGATACTGAAACTACGAGACATATTGTCTCGTGATTGCTTCAACGGATCTGGAACCTCGTCGTTCTTGCCAGCGGCAGCTTGTTTATTATCTTTTTTGGTATTTGGTAAAGTAATCTCAGCATTCTCAATTGCCGATGCTGGTATTACCTTGCCATCGTAGCCTATACCATCAACAAATTTAATAAAATATCTATCAGCAATGCTGAATACTGGTTCGCTTTGTCCCTTTTGTGGCACAGTTAATTCTTCTTGAAACTTAGTAAGTGCGCCCATTAAGCCTTGTGTGATAGACTTTTTAGAAGTTGGTGCGGCAATTGCTTTTGGTGGTGGGCGATTGGCAGCCGCAATTTGTTCAGCATCGCTTATATACCCTACAGAACTGTTTGTAGTTGAGGTAGTTGATTTACCAGGCGTAGCGGCGGCAGTATCAGTCCCTGTATATACTACATCACCACCCAGTAATTTCCCCACCGTGGTACTGGTAATCTGCATGTCGTGCGGAATAGACCCACGTGCTGTATAACCAGCAATCAACTGCCCTTGCGGCACACAATCCCACTCATAGGTGACCATTTTGCTGCCAATGCTCCAGTTAATTGCGGCCAACTTGAATGGTATAAATTTTTCTATTGCGGCACCGCCACTGGCATGAACTTGCACAGGATTGCCATCAGCACCCTGGCCATAAAATCGTATCACTGCTAGATAGTCCGCCGCAGTATAGTTAACTTTGCCACTGCCATCTTTTTGTTGCAGATTGGCCACGGCTGAGTACAAGTTGTCAATTAGTGTGATACCGTTGGGTTCATTCACAACCAGTTTCATTGTGGCTGTCATGTGACTGGCGCCAGTTGCCTTGCCTAGTGGACTAGTGTCCAGAGTCAATGAGTCGATGTAATAATCGTATGGGAAGAATGGATTGCGCCCACTATCACCCGCAGAGATGTCGGCGGTTCCCATTCCTTGTTTTTCGCCGCCACGGTTGACAGGTGCTCCGCCATCTTGAAACAATAGAAAATAACCATCAATTTTTTTAGTTTTACTACGCAATAATCTTTCGTATTGTGTTGAACTCAACAAGTACACTGATATAGAATATGTATAACTAGCAAATTGATCTAGTGGATTAGGGCGCGGTTGAATCTTTAATGCGTTGCTTGCGGCGTTGGTATTGGCCTGCACAGTTGCGGTACTATTATTTTTAGCATCGTCTGGTGGCGCCGCGACCCCTGGTTCAGTTTTTAACTCAACACCCCCGGGCAAACCACTGGCATCATACAACTGACCTGTTTCGGGGTTTATCCTAGATTGAGATAGTGTGCCATCTTCGGCTCTGACATTGATACCTTGGTCATATCCGTTGGTGGCCTGTGTTTGTTCTGTGGTTCTTGTTGGGGCGTCGGTTCCGGTAGTGCCACCAGTGTCTGACGTAGTAGGCGTTTCTGCATTAGACGGAGCAGTTGTGTCAGGCAGTGGTACTATCCGTCCATTAGTGCCAATTTTTGCTGGCGCTGGCGCATTAGGTCCCGTTGATGCATCGTCTTGTGCTGCCTGACTGGCTGTGGTTGGTGGTTGTGGTTGGATGTCCGCCATGGGTTAGAACCCCAGGGCTGACTTCAGCGTTGTGATTTTTGGCAAGTAGATCAAAGTGCCCGGTTTAAAATCCATAGGCGGTGCTTGCAAAGTATTAGGATTGCGTTGATAAAATACCCACCATAGACCTGCAATACCGTATAAATCAAATGCCAACAAGTCTGGACGATACTGATAGGTGGTGTTGATAGTGAATGTTAGGTCATCACTTTCTTTAGGTATGGGACGATTGACCATGGTGTCAAGAAAAAATTGACTGTAGGTAGTCTCAAAATATGGGCTGGTTGAATCGTATTGTGCCATTACCAGAATCCTCCTTTGAGCAGGTCGCCGTTAGCAAAGCCTTTGAGACTGAACTGTTGACTAACTTGACTGCGTGATTGTATGGGTATTAATGTGACGTCTATTTCCATTTTGGTTGGTACATAACTAGCAGGTACGTTGTTTGTGACACTACCTACCACTGTGTTTGGTGCCGGAGTTCTTGGCAGCCCACCTTTTGGTAATCCACCTGGTATGGCATTTAACAATCTATTCAATCCGGCCAAGGCCCCACCGGCTGGCAAACTGGTTCCCGATGGATTGTATCGATTGTTTAAATTCAAACCAAAGTTGTTGGGGTTGGTTGTTCTTATGTAGTCCACATCGTTGGGCAAGGTGTAATTAAACGAACTTATGACCACTGGATGGTCTGAGAATTGGTATCCTCCGTAGCCGTTTAACAAACATATTGGGGGAGGAGTGCCCCGCTCTGCATCTTGTCCGTAGAACATTTTGGTTGCACTTCTAAAGAAATGTATTACTGCCAATAGATAATTGGCTTCTGTAGTATCTTGTGCGGTAAATGTGCCACGCAGTTGGATGTCACCCACACGTGAGTTTTTATAAAATAGACCACGATAGTTTGAGTGTATCAAATCATACTGTTCGTAGTTGGCACTGTATGTTGTGGTGATTGTTGGTGTGTAAGGAAATATCACACCGTCTGTTCCACCATTGGCTTTGAGTGGTGCCAGTACACCAGCCGGTGTGGCATTGTACAAATATTGTGCTCCTGGTCCAAGACTCAATCTCACACGCCAGTCTGAGTTGCCCGGTTGCTTGTAACGTGCCTGAACTGTGGCTTGTTTTTTGGCCTGTGCTATAATTGCGGCTTGTTGACTGCCTTCAAATTGACTACCTGTGCTGGCAATAAATTCATTGTCAGCGGAGACTGCGTTGTTGGCTCCTTGACCTATGCCTTGATCTTCATCGGGGTTTAATGCATAAGGCTCTTCTTGTGGTGGGCCATCGGGTTCGGCTCCGGGTGGTAATTCTAAACCGCCGTCAGCCGGATCGACATCCGGTGGCTGTTCGACAAAATTTTCTGTTGCCAGTTGATCTCTTTGGTCTTGCTGGTATGCTTCTTGCACTGCAAGTTCTTCATCAGTTAGTGGGTCAACATCTAAATTGGTATCAGCCGGGTCTTCGTTTGCTAGTTGTGCTTCAAATCTTGCTTGTTCAAAAGGATCTGTGTTAGGGTCGACATTAGCAGGATCAAACACACTTTCAGCGCCAGCGTTGATTGTTTGACCAGGGTCGAATACACTTTCGGCGGCACCGGCCGCAGGATCTGTCAGCGCACTGACTTGTGTTGGTGTTTGTCCATCGCCATCGTTGCCTCCGCCTGCCGCATATACGTTGGCATTCTGTTCAATAACGTTTTCTTGTATTGCTATATTTTCTGTGGCAACTTGAATGTATTCTTGTTGTGCTTGATTGTTGGCCAGCAACTCTGCTCGTCTAGCATCTGATATGTTAGGATCGGCTAGTTCAGCATCGTTCCTAGCAACAATTTGTTCGGCGTTAGCAATACCAACTGTATTTTCAGCAATACGACCTGCACCAATATCAATTTGTCGTAGAGCCTCGTTATTTGATCCTGGATACAATTTGGCAGCATCAGCGGCTGTTTGTTGATCTAATACCAGGCGTTGGTCAGCCGTTAGAGTTCCTGTGCCGTTGTAAAAAGCATCTGCTTGATCGGCATTCAATGTGGTTGTGTCAATTCCTTTGGCAGTGAGTGCTGATACTGTGGTATTTTCTCCAGCGGGTATTCCATCAAACGTGGCTGCGGTTTCTGTACCGGTTAGTGTAGTAGCAGAATCAGTTGTAGCAGGTCCTACTCCAGCATAGTATGGCTGGCCAGTTTCTTCGTTGATTTTAAATCCAGACTGTAAATTACCATTGTCATCGTAGGCAGGAAACTGACTTGGATCACTTGTTGGATTTACTGGTGTATCTGTTGTGCCGGGTGTGGTGGTTGCAACCAAGGCAGCAACTCCTGAGCCAGTGATTGCGGCTGTGGCTGATGCGGTGGGTTTGCTGCCAAACAAGCCTCCCACAGTGGCAGAAAAATTAGTAAACAGTGAACTTAGTCCTGCGCCACCGCCAGTACCGCCACCTAGTACGCCACTGAATAAACCTTTGATGGTTCCCAGTGCGCCATCTATGCTGGGCAAGTTTGTGGTAAGGTTACCAAACCCAAAGCCACTAGTAACATTGAGTGTGGATCCCGGCAATTGTGGTATGCCCAGTCTGGCACGAATGTAAGGGTCAGTAGGATCTGCTCCGCCGAGATCTTGCAATTGTGTTGGTGTTAGTCCAGCGAGAGGATCGTTAAGTTGGGCGGCTGTAGTAACCGCAGGATTAGGAAGTGCGGCATTAGGATTAAAAATATGTTCTTCGGGATCTTGTCTTGGATCAAACACAGATTCGGTGGCAGCAGATTGGTACTGTACAGTCTTTGTGTCTGTTGTTGTATTAGGTACGGTGTTAGTCGTAGGAGGATTAGGTGGGTTCGCTACCACTGTAGTTGTGCCACCGTTACTACCTGATCCTGTTGGGTCTGCCATAATTATGTTCCTATTACTTATTTACCCATTTCTAAAACCACGTATATTAACAAACAGGTTGACAACTGTTGTAAAAGTGCTACAATAAGTACATATTAGGAGACCCGGTCACACATGACTTTACTACCAAAAGCGGCACCACGTGTCAATTATCTCAACAATAGAGACATTTTAAAAGAAATTCACCTTAGCAAAAACAACTACTGCTGGTTCCAAGATAGAGCAATGGATCATCAATTTGATATTATTTTGCCGTCAATTGACAAGATAAATCAACGTACTATTGCTGAAGCAAGGCGTAACCGAGCAGATCGACTCAAGCGCGAAGGTACTATTATAGACCCCAAAAAGATACCCAACACAGATGTTGTGTTCCGTATCACTTGCTGGGATCACATACCCAAGGCACCCAAAAAAATAACCAAGGCCGAAGCCAAACGTCGCAAACTAGAAGACATTCTGGACTTGGATGATGCCACAGAAGATGATCCACTAGCGGACATTGTGGATGTGCCGGTGTTAGATATGAACCATGTGCGTGTGAACTTTCCTCCGTTCGAACATTTTCGATTGGATGAAGAAAAGAAACCATTCATTGTGGGTCGTAGCCACTGGAAAGGTGATCTAGCCACAGGAGAGTTCTCAAAGGATCACGGCGACATGACAAAGAAGTTGGCCATGATGTTTATGAAACTTTGCGAAAGATATGCTACAAGGAGTAACTGGCGTGGATACACATACAACGAAGAAATGCGGGGTCAAGCCTTGCTACAACTCAGTCAAATCGGATTGCAATTTGACGAGTCAAAATCGCAGAACCCTTTTGCGTATTATACTGCCGCTATCACTAATAGTTTCACTCGTATCCTGAATATTGAGAAGAAAAATCAAAACATTCGAGACGACATACTAGAGATGAACGGGCTCAATCCTTCATGGACTCGTCAGAACTCGGGCAAACA